AATACTCAAATTTTACATTCTGTAAATAATTTCAGTGCTGAATATAGGGTTGCAATCAGTCTAAGGTTTGAAAATAATCCTTTAAAGTGAATCTAAAGGTTTTATAAATATGTTATATGACATTACCTATATTCACAAGACAAACATCACTTACCGAGCTCACCCCACTTGGATTAAGTCAAATTCAAGGTGAGTTTGGCGGTGCTAACCCCATTAAACTCAGTGAATATTATGCGGGAGGTGGATATGTACACACAGGAACTCCAAAAATAACCGATGGTAATACTGGTGGAAGTATAGCAATTAGTCAATTTTATGGTGCTTCGAGCGTTTTAAGTTCTGGTATTATCACCGCATCCGGAACGTACACTATGCCTCTAATTTCAGGACAAACTGTCACTGCTCACATCATTGCCATTGGCGGAGGTGGTGGAGGTGGCGGTGGATCAGGACGTACTTTTTCTTATGGATACTGGCATGGCGGCGGCGGAGGCGGTGGTGGCGGTTATTCTATTGCTAGTATTAACCTAAGTTATCCAGATGTGTTGCACATCACTATTGGAGCAGGCGGCGCTGCCGGTGCAATGAGAGATGGACAATTCAGCAGTGGTAGTAATGGCGGAACGGGTGGTAACACATGGGTTACTAAAAATGTATTACCTAGTTATCTAGTCTATGCTTATGGTGGTACCGGTGGCATTAATTCTCCAACTGGATCGGGAGGAGCAGGCGGCTCTTCTGGTGGTATAGCTGGTCTTGCTGCCAGTACCGCTGCTGAAGGCAGTACCACATATGCGGAAGGTGGTGGTAACACAGTTGGTGGATTTGGAGCTCCGGGTTTTCTTCTTGACAGCACAACAGGTACCACTAGTCCATATAGACAATCAACAGTTTATGGTACAGCTACTCATGAAAATTCTGGAATATATCCTACCCCCGGTGAAGGTTATGGTGCCGGCGGTAGTGGAGGGGGTTGTGCTCAATCAGACGTATATGATTATCAAAATGCAATTGCAGCCGCAGGTAGTGGCGGTGCTGTAATGATTTGGTGGTGGGGTTAAACACAATGGAATACATATTACAAGAAAACAATCAATGGGCAATTACCTATATTGACAGTACTCAACAACCACAAACATTATTAATTCAAGCAGAAATTAGGAATATACCAAAATATATTGAAACAGGTGTTAAAGAAATGCTGATATTAGATTTGGAACATATCAAAGAAATTGTGTCATCTGATCAAGTAGCTGAAGACATATCAAACCACATGAAATTACCAGATTTTAAACCTGATACTTCTTGGTAACAATAGAATTTAAAGTATCAACATGACATTATCAACAAGTTCAATAAAATTCACTCATCTCCAAGTAGAGTATGGTGGACCTTCTTCCCCCATAAATCTCACTGACTATCATCGAGGAGGAAGTATTGTTGATATAAATCAAACCAGCCCCTATGGAACAATACCTGCCAGCGGTACAATAAATTTTTCAATATTCAAAGGTACTACCAAGTATGTACCCCCTCCAGCAACATTTTCTGCTACAATAAGTTCAAATCAACAAAACCTCAATTTACGTACCTGGGCGTTGGCTAATGGGTGGGACGGTAGTGCTGCTGCCACAATTACCATAGGTGTAATAGCTATAAGTTCAATAAATGTAGTTAGTTATGCATTAACCATTAATGGAAGTTGGCCAAACGGTCTCACAGTGATCAATAATGGATATATATTGGGTGCAGGTGGTCAAGGGGGCATTGGTGCAGGTGGTGGTAGTTCAGCCGGTTCGGGTGTATTCGGTGGTCCTGCTATGTCCGTGGCCGCTGGTTTAAATGTAACATTCACCAACAATGGTATAATTGGCGGTGGTGGCGGTGGTGGCGGTGGTGGCGGATATGCTGTTACACTCACCAATGGTCTAGAAGCCTATGGTGGTGCTGGAGGCGGCGGTGCAGGAGCTGTTCACGGTCTAAGTGGAGAAGATTACTCAGGTCTCGCTGGTAGCAATAGTGCCGGAAATGGTACAGCAAACAGTGGTGGTTATGGTAATCAAGGTCAAACTAGTTACGATGGTAGTTCTAACCAAACAGCCTATGGTGGAACAGGTGGTACTGGTGGCGGATTAGGTTCAGCAGGCGGATCAGGTTCTTCTGGATTCACTGATGATGGTGGTTTTGGAGTAACTGCCGGCGGATCAGGCGGAGTAGGAGGTCATGCTCTTGATGGTAAGAGTTATGTCAATAGTGGCTCTGGAATTAGTGGTACATATTATGGTACACAAATATAATAAAAATTGGAGAAAAAATTATGAACAAAGTTAATGCTTTTACTTACACAGTGGTCAGAGTTGACGCTGAAAACGATTTTATGGAATTGAACTATTCCAGTGAGGGATTACCCGATGCTTTAGTTGGAGCACGTATGCCTCGTGGTACACAAACAGTTGATGATATTGCTAGATCATATGCTCCTATGGGGTATTGGATGAATTTGTTAAATCCAATAGTACCTGTTGAAGTTGGCTCAACTGGTTCTGTAGTAATACCAGTTTCAACAGCAACATCCTCATCTAATGTAGTCTAAATTATGACCACTCCTACAACCAATATTACTTTTAGTTCAATACAAACTGAATTTGGTGGTAGTAACCCTATTGGACTAAATGAATATTATAGGGGCGGATCCTATGTACCCAGTAATCAAACTAGCCCAAATGGGACTATACCCACAAGTGGTGCAATAAGTCTAGCAGTATTCAGAAATGTAACCAAGTATTCTCGTGTGTCAATAACCGTCAGTGTAACAGGTACTCCCAGCAATTATGTAGCAAATACATCAAAAGCGTCTGGATATGTATCGGGTCTATCAGATGTGACATTCAATGTTTCTGGTAATTGTATTGCATCTTCCACAGGTGCATATGCTTTTACAGTAGATAGTTCGTGGGCCAGTGGGGATACTGTTACAGTAGTACTCACAGGAGCTCTAATTGGTGCTGGTGGTGCTGGTGGTAACGGTGGTGGTTGGCAAGATGGTTATGGAAATGCTCTAGATAATGCCGTTTCTGGTAGTAGTGGCGGTGGCGCATTATATGTTTCTAGATCAATTACTTTTACTAATTCCGGTCTAGTCCTCGGTGGCGGAGGCGGCGGTGGTGGTGGTGGTAGTGCCGATTCATTTAGTGGTTACGCTTATTCTACTTCAAGTGGTGGTGGTGGCGGTGGCGGTAGGGGATATAATGGTGGAGCAGCAGGTATAGCAGGTTATTCTAGTATATATCACAATACCTACGGTGGCGGTGCTGATGGAACAGCCGGTAATCTAAATGGTGGTGGCAATGGTGGTGGTGGTGGAGGTAGTTTTGGGTATAGTCTCGGCGGTGCTGGAGGCAATGGCGGAAATTGGGGTGCAGGCGGAGGTTCGGGCACTAGTGGATATAGTTATACCTCTGATAATGCGTGGTCTGGTGCAGCTGGTGGTTCTGGTGGAGCAGCTCTTGTAGGTAAAAGTTATGTTAATAGTGGTGCAGGAGTTGGCGGTACCTACTACGGATCACAGACATAATAAATTAAGTAAATACGGTTATGACCACTCCTACAACCGACATCTCTTTTAGTTCAACTTAAACATACGGTAAATATAGTTTAATATGCCTACCTACGCAAATCACATTTACACGTATAGAAGTCCGGGGACGTTTAGTCTAAGAATACCTTTTGATGCCGATTATATGTCTATATTGGTTGTTGGAGGAGGTGGCAGTGGAGATATATTAGATCCATCGATGATACCTAATGGAGTGCATCCTACAAGTGAACCTTTAGTCCGAAACTAATCTCAACCAAATATTTGTTTGGCTGCACCACTACCTTGGGGTGGATCTAATATAATCCAATCAGATCCTAACACAGGAGTTAGTTGTATGTGTGATCTAGGTATCCAATATTTCTCTACAGGAATATCCAATTGATCCACTAGATTAGCATATATTGAATCTAACATAATCAGTGCTTGAGCACCTTCTATGATCTTCAACCAATCGAATATTGAATCAGTGTTTGGTGTTATGTTTATACGCTGCCAATCTGCAGGTATTGCACTAAGATCTGGAGCAACCGTAAAAGTGCTGCCCTCTATATGAGTTACATAGTATGGTGTGTCTGGTTTGACCAATTTATCATACAATGCATTTTCTCTTTGACTATTCCGTGTAATACAATTAGCTAGTTCCCATTTCTTTTTAAATGGAACACCCGCTTTGGTATATTTAAACTCATCAAACTTTTGTATTTGGAACCAAGGTACTTGACTCAATTCTGGTACTACATTCAATGCTTGATATAAACAAATGATCTCATCGCATTTGAATGCTTGTAATCGTTTCATTGGCTCTTTATAATAAAAGTCGCCAGCAGTATCTTGTTGTAATGGTATCCAATTTACCCAGGGTGCAGAGTCTTTGAAACTAGGCCAAAATTCTTCACAAATAGGCCAATATACTTTATGACCTTGATCATAATAATATCGGGCTATGGGCAATGCAATGACAATGTCACCTAACCCTCTACTTTGAATTATACCTAGTTTGCTGGCCATTTTGCTATACACATCCTTCACTGAGTTGGCGATAATTTAACACATTACCTTGTCCATACTGTGCTTCTGCAATCATTTTACATTCAATGGCATTACCGGCCTGCATACGAACGTGAACAGTTTGATAAGCATTTAAACGGACCCAGACTTCAAATGTGTACATTGTGAGTTACCTCTAGTGTTAATATGCATTAATTATACATTGGATTTACCACTTTGTCAACCAGTTAATTAGAAATAATTCGCATTTGGTTGACCGGGAAAATAACATTCGTTGCGTTCCATAGGTAAATCCCTACGTACTTCACAATAATACTCTTTGCCCAAACCTATAGCTATAGTAATTGCCATACTTTGGTTTCCAATAAATTTTTCAGCACCTGCAATATATTCGGCAACCTCTAACATATTTTGGGTAGGTTGATGCGGTATATTCCAATTCATAGTTTGGCAAAATACTTGATGCTCTTCAGGCAATCCCACAAACACTGATTGAGATTCTAATCCTTGTTTTTTCCAAATTTCCCATTGTTCTCCAGGTGTTTCTGGTATCCAACGTTCTGAACGATTAATTACAATAGGTCTACCTTCTACACTTTTTGGGTTATTGACTGTAAGCCAAGGTTCATTACTAATTGCAAGTTGTGTGGCAGGATCTTTAATACCAAAAGCCAAACAGTAGGTAGTGATATAGTTGCCAGGATGTCCTACAAACAACGGTCTAAATCTGTCTAAATTATGTGAAATTGCTGTATTATTATCTAGAATATCAAATTTGGTTATGTAAGGTTGTTCTAACATAAAACTTTTCATAGAATCAAAGTCTTGCTGTCTTAGTCTACCCTGATGAAATGGTGCTGGAGCACTACCATAGTAATGTTTGCCAATCCAATCCATTTGATTAAGATGTAAATAGAATTCGCCTCCACCAAAGTGTTTAACTATGGGTAAACTGAAGATCAAATCTCCAAATGCCCCTGAATGTTTATATGTTTTGGTCATAGTTATTAAGTATATACATATTTAAAGTCTGAGTCAACATTGATAAAAATATCTGGATAAATATCTAACATTAACTTATTTCAATATGGCATCACCAACAATTTCTATATCTAGCAATAAAAGTCCGGTGCTGGCCGGAGAAACCGCTACAATAACATTTGCGCTTAGTGAATCATCTACAGATTTTACATCCGGTGATGTATCAGTTACAAATGGATCTCTAAGTAGTTTTAGTGGTACTGGTACAAACTATACTGCCACATTTACACCATTAGCCAATAGTAATTTATTTGCAACTATTTCGGTTGCCGCTGGTGTTTTTCATAATGCAACAAATGAATCTAATGTAGCAGCATCATATTCGTTATCTGTTAATACTGTTGTTAGTACTCCCACTAATGTAAATGTAACAATAGCAGACACTATTCCACCTACATTATCTATTACCAGTAACAAAGATATTGTTGCCATAGGACAAACTGCAACATTAACATTTAATCTAAGTGAAGTAGCCACAGATTTTACAAGTAGTGATATTACAGTAACTGGTGGTACAATTTCTAATTTTGCAGGCAGTGGTTCAAGTTATACTGCAACATTTACTCCAACAGCTAATAGCACTACAAATGGAGTGATCAGTGTTGCTGTAGGAACCTTCAGTGATCCTTCGGGTAACAAAAATGCTACCGGTGCAACATACACTATACCAATTGATACAACTGTTCCAACAATTTCAATTGGTGCTAATCCAACTGTATTAACTGCTGGACAAAAATCTCTAATAACATTTACACTAAACAAAGCATCCACAGATTTTACTTTATCTGATGTTACAGTCACCACAGGTTCTCTTTCTGAATTCCAAGGCACTGGAACAAATTATGGTGCGATCTTTACACCGGTTGCAGGAGCAAATTCAAGTTCAACTATTAGTGTTCCTAGTGGAGCATTTCATGATGCTAATTCTGTAGCCAATGTCTTAGGAGCATCAGTTACTATCACGTCTGGTACAATTGTACCTACAATTAGTATCACTAGTAATCCTAGCACATTGATTGCTGGACAAACATCTGTAATAACATTTACTCTTAGCGCATCGTCAACAAATTTTACTGCTGATGATGTTAGTGTCACAAATGGTGTTATTAGTAATTTCACAGGTAGTGGAACAAGTTATACAGCTAATTTTAGTCCTTTTCCAAATATAAATGCTAGCGGAACAGTTTCTGTAACTGCTAGTAGTTTTACTGATGCTACTGGAAATTCTAATACAGCTGGTGCATCTACTACATTAACAATTAATACTATCATTCCAACACTTACTATTGTTAGTGACAAGTCTATTCTTGGTATAAGTCAATCTGCTACTATAACATTTACTCTCAGCGAATCTTCTACCAATTTTACTTCAAGTGATGTTTCTGTAACAGGCGGAACAATATCAAACTTTGCAGGCAGTGGTAGAAGTTATACAGCTACATTTACTCCTACTTCAAATACATCAACAATTGCTGAAGTAAAAGTTGATCCAGCCAAATTTACCAATGCAGCAGGTAATTCTAATAGTGTAGGTGCATCAGTTAAAATAAATGTTAATAATGCTATAAGTGGTGTTACTGTTCCTACAATTTCTATTACTAGTGATACTGCCAGTCTTACCGCTGGACAATTTGCAACAATTACTTTTATTCTAAGCCAGCCTTCTAATAATTTTATTGCCACAGATATTACTTATAGTGGTGGTATATTGAGTAATTTTACAGGTAGAGATTCAGTTTATACTGCAATCTTTACTCCTACTAATAACAGTACTGCACCCGGTGTAATTAGTGTTTCTAGCAATAAGTTTTCTAACTCTAGCAATGTTTTTAATACAACGGGCGCAACAGCAAATATATTAATTAACACCACTAATATAATTCCGCCTAGGATTGCTATTACAACTAATAAGACTAGTCTTTCTGTGGGCGAGACTGCTAATATAACATTTTCTCTTAGTGCAGCATCTAAAGATTTTGTTGATTCTGACATCACAGTTAGTGGCGGAACATTAAGTCCTTTAGTAGGTAGTATTGATTATTTTACTGCTGTTTTTACACCACTACCTAATAGTACTACAAATGGTGTAATCAGTGTTGCCAGTAACAAATTTAGTGATTCTCTAGGCAATTTTAACGTTGACGGAGCCGATACTAACAACACGGTTACAATCGCAGTTAATACAGTGATTAGACCTTCGGCACAGATATCAAGTAGCCGTATTGATTTTATATCAGGTACAACTTCTACAGTGACATTTTCTTTAAGTAGTACTTCTACAAATTTTATAGCATCTGATGTTGTTGTCAGCGGCGGCACTTTGACCAATTTTGCAGGAAGTGGTAAAACATATACTGCTACATTTACTCCTAACCCTACTAGTAAAATAAATGGTGTAATTACCGTACCTGCAGGTTCTTTTACAGATTTAAATACTGTTACAAATATAGCTTCTACACTAACTGTATCAATCAACACATTAATTGCAGATGTTGTTACACCTAATAGATATAATGATATCCAAACTAAGATTAATACTGTATTAAAAACTAATTATGGATATACTAGTATACGAAGTGTTCCTACAACTTCTGGTACTATAGTTACAGCCAAACAATGGAATGATCTCTATTATGATCTTAATAGATGTATAGTTCATCAAACTGGAGAACAATTAAAAGTTACAGGATTTCCGGCAACATCTGGTTTTATCCTTACAGCTGATTCTGTGAACACATTAGTTGATAATGCCAATCAAATAGTGACCAATAGTACATCGGTGGCTGATAACCAATTAATTAGAAATTCTACCAATGGTATTAGTACATTGACTTCTACCTGGGGAAATAATCGTAGTCATCAAGTCAAACATACATGGCCTAGTTCAGCCTATGCAACTTATTTTTTCAACTTAGGTGGTAAAATTGCGGTAAGATTAAGTTATCCTGACATAGTGTATACTGGAGAAGATTTAATCTGGAAAAACTTAATTGATGACATAAATGCTGCATTGGATGCCAGAGTGTATGGTCCTCAAGATTTTTCAATTGGTTCTCCTGTATCAATTACTAGAAGTTCTGGTAGCGAAAGCATCACAGTTAATTTTAGTAAAATGAGTACTACTCAAACACTCACAACAGTTACTTTAACAAAGAATTTTAGTGCTGCGGCTGCTAATATAGATATTACCAGTACTGTTGAGTTTAGATATTCAACAGAACTTCCAGCATCATCTCCTGCAGGTGGTGGTGTTGCTTGCATTGGTTTACCACAAACAGAAAAAGTAATTGGATTAGATAACAGTGTAGGTGGTGGAGTTTTAATACAAACAAAAATTCTACAGGTAACACCAAATCCTATCACTATTAGTATGCCTAGTGGAACAAGCAATAGCGCCACAGTAACACTGACCAATCGAGGTAATACTTCTATGTCTATTACTGGTATTGACGCTAGTATTCCTGCAGGGTCTGGTCTAGTATCAACAATAACATCTAAGAGTTGGTCTACACCTACACTAACATTAGCAGCAAATGCAACTGCTACATTCAATGTTGTATATTCTACTTCTCCTAAACAAGGTAATTTCAATGCTGTGTTAACAGTAGTAGGCGATAATGATACCGGATACACTACTACTCCTATAAACTTAACAGTCACTGAACCATTATTTGATTTTAATTTTAGTCCTGCTAACATCAATATTACAGCAAATACTCCTTCCATAACAACTCGGTATGTTACTATAGTTGCCAATGGTTCTTATTCAGCAAGTTTTACAGATCCAGTGTTTACACAAGATTCACATAATTTCTTTACAATGACTTTTAATAGGCCTTCGATGTCTATATTGTTATCATTTAATCCACAGGCTTATAAAATCAATGGTACTTACACAGCCACAGTAACATTAACATTAACGGGTAACTTAGGAACTAGACCAATTACTAAAACATTAACCTTTACAGCAGTAAGGGTACTCAATGATCAGTCTAGACACCTTGGTCATTGGATGAGTCCTCAAGCAGAATATAACTCGGTGGTGGGTATGAGTTATGATATTATAGAAGGCACAAGATATCTCACAGTGGGGTTTGGTCTACAAGGTGATCCTACTAGTAAAACTTTATTAAAAGATAATCCTACGTTACTAACAACAAATACATTAGGTGTTGATGCTGATGAAAAAACATTTGTTGGAAATACATTTAATGGACCAGTCATATACCCTGTAATACAAAATTCTAGTTATAGCAATTTTTATAATCAATATGGTGGATGGATTCGACCCAACACCACTGAGCCTAAAGGAATAAATCTAACAAGAGGATATAAATTTACCACTACAGTGGCAGGAGTTTATACTTGGGAAATTTCAGCAGCTGGATTGGGATCATTTACTATAAACAATGATCGTGCTATGTCTGCATCTAGCAATTCTCCTACTACTAGTACTAAAGGTACAAAAATCCTAGCAGCAGGCACCCATACTGTTGTTTTTCAAATAACCGGAGTACCAACATTTACTAGCTCTGGGATAGCAATAAGAATTATGGACCCTAGTGGAGTAGAAGTTTGGAGCACTAAAAATGCTATAAGATCTAACTCATTTGCCAATTGGGCAGAAGTGTACAGGGTACCAATACTCAGTGCA